TTCTTGCCATCCAGACGGATGATAAGGGAGCCGTCCCTCTGCTCGATGCCGATGTCCTCGACCCCCTCCTCGGCATCCTCCTGCAGGACGACAATCGTCCCCTCCGGGAAAGGCAGCGGAGCCTGACCGGGCAGCGGGTCGTCCAAGTTCCGGTAATGCTCGGTGGGGGTCGCGCCGTTCCCGTTAAGGCCGCCGCCGTTGATAGCCATAGGTGGGGGCTCCAGAATCGCGGAGCCACCATATCACGGCTTCTAACGGATAGGAGGCTTCCCATTAATGACGCGAAGCGGCAGGTTGGGGGCTGGCATCCACAGGTAGGGCGGCTTGCGCGGCTGCCCCTGATTGGAGCGCCAATCCCCCATCGGGCTGAGCGACATCAGCATCAGCCCGTCGTCGCAGGCACAGATCAGCATCACGCCCCTCGGAGGGAGGATGTCCATCGAGCGCCAGCCGTTGAGCGCGTAATCGATCAACTGCTCGTAGATCGCCGCTATGGCAGCAAGCTGAGAGTGATCGTAGGCGCGCTCTGACCAGCGCCTGACGAACTGGTCCTCGGTCTCCGCCATCAGGCAGCCGGGGCCGGGGGCAGGGGCGGGGCCTCCGTGTAGATCATCTGGAAGATCGAGGTGGCAGTCGTCAGCCAAAGCTGGCGGCGCTCGGGTGCCCAGTACGCCCCCGGCGCGGGAAGCTCCTGCAGCAATCCCATCACGAAGGGATGCAGATCCTCCAGCGCCCCAGCATCGTCCACCATCTTCTCTTCAGTGGCCTCACCCGTGGGATACAGTTCCGCCTTCTTACGCCTTGCCATTGTCGTCTCCCTTGTTAGTCGCTGAGATCGAGCTTGCGCTCATGTCGCCGCTTGAGATCCTCTACCGTAGGCTCTGGCTCATGGGCCTTCGGCTCCGGGGCAACCTGCTGAACCGAATTGTACCCAGACCCAAACGCCTGTTTGTACATATTGTCCTGCACCGCGCTCTGAGCGGTCTGATAGGCCCTTGCCAACTCGGAAGACTGCGGAGAAGTGACCGGAATGCTGCCCTTGCTGGCGCACATCAGCGCCTCCTTGAAAATCTGCAGCTTGGCGATGTGCTTGCCATCCTCCATCTCGTACCGGCTGATCCTCGTGACAGCATCCCCTACCCTGATCATCAACTCGTCCGTCTCGAACCCAACATGACACTCGATCCGTGCCCCCGTCCGGCGGCCAACATCGTCCAACCACGGCAACAGCACGTTCCTCATGCCCGTCAGGGAGAGCGCCATGGTCACCCCAGCGCCGGGTACAGCGCCGTGGGCGCGCGGACGTACTTGTTGTCATCGATGTGATCGAGTTCATCTTCATCCGGCAACTGCGCCAGACCTATCTTCCGTAGATGGATCATGGCTTGCGTCATGGCGTCAGCGAGGTCGTCGTGCTGCCCCTTGGGCAACTCGGCCAACTCGGTGATCACCTTCTCGGCCCAATCCTTGAAGAGGTAGTCGCCATTGCCGGTTCCCTCGGCGGGGGCGTAAATCAGGCCGCACTCAAACAGATTCTGTACGGCATAGGCCCGCGCCACCTTGTCACCCTCGGGAGGGACAAGCTGGACCCCGAAATCGGAGCGATCCTGCGTTTTCGGATTATGCGAGAGCAGATCCGAGATGTGCTGCGCTCTACGGCGTAATTCTTGGGCTACGGGGTGCCCTGACGCCTTGTCTTCGATCAAAACCCGATTGACCTTGAACTTTCGGCAGGTTTCCTCGACTTTTTTGATCAAATCGTAGAGTTCGAGGCGCTCCGCCCACGCCCACATCAGGATAACTCGCCGATTTTCCCACTGGTCGCGGCAAACTCCCACAACCACCGCCCCCGAGGGGTCGTTCTGCTTCTTCTCGGTCTGCGCCGTGTCCAAACTCAGCACCGTGTAGCTCATCACCGGCAATTTCGGCCACGGGACACCAAAACGTGGACATTCCGCCGCTGTATAGGGCCTCCAGTGCTCCCGCTTGATGATCCCGCCGCCACGCGGGGCAGGCCGCTGCTGGTACTGCCCCGCATAGGCAAACGAGCCTTTCTCCCGCTCGATATTCGCGACTGCTTCGGGTGAGAATCTCTCTGGCCACGCTAAGTCTCCGTCCTCCGTGCGCGGGTCCGCCCACCCTATGGTGTTGTACGGCTCGCGCCCCGCCTCGAACTCCATCGGAACCATCAAATGACAGTACGGCCAACCTTGTTCAAGTATGAAGCCGGAAATGTCCAACTGATGGACCCGCTGCATGATGATGATGATGGCAGAATCGTCCAAGTTATTGAGCCGGTCGGTGATCGTTTCACGAAACCAACGCACGGTATCTGTACGGACGATGTCGGACTCGCTTTTATGCACATCATGAGGGTCATCAATGACGACTCGGTCTCCTCTTTCGCCGGTACCAATGCCCTTAACTGACGAAGCAAACTTACTTCCGGTCTTGTCGTTGGTGATTTTGATCTCACCTTCCTTTTCGAGATTGAATTGGTCACCCCAAAGCTCCCTGTACTTGTCGTGCATCACCAGTTTGCGGAATTTGGTGTTGTCACGCTCGGTCAGACCCGAGGAATAGGAGAAACTGACGTATCTCAGGTGCGCCATGCCCATCGGACCCCACTCCCAAGCGGGCCAGAACACGTTCACCATGAGGGATTTCATCGATCCGGGCGGCACATTGATCAATAACCGGGTGATTTTGCCCAGCGTGACCGCCTCTAGGTGCTCGCAGATCGCATACAGCACCCATCCTTCGACCAACTTGGTCTCGGGCTCCAAGATATTCCAGAATTTGCGCACAAAATCGATCAAACCGCCCGGTCGCGACTGCTTCTTACGCTCACGGCGCAGTTCAAGCTCGTCCTGCATGAGCTTGAGAACGTCAGGTGCCAGTTCAGGCGCTAAATCCGTCTCTTCTGTCACTGCTCTCTCCCCGAATCGTCGGGAGATTATGCGCTAGACCGTTACGGGCTGCTTGGGGGGTAAGGCACGCTCTCCGCCAATGGGTCGCTTACGAGAGATGGCACGCTAACACTGATTGGGTTGCTCCATCGCGATGGCACGCTAATCCGGTACGGGTTGCTAGAGGCGAGTGGCACGCTGACCAACACTGGATTGCTTGCGTTGAGTGGCACGCTGGTAACGCTTGGGTTGCTCTGACAGCGCGGCACGCTGCTTTGCCATGGGCTGCTCGTCCAGACTGGCACGCTACTCCGCATTGGACTGCTAACCAAAGATGGCACGCTTCAGTCAGATGGGTTGCTAACGCGGTTTGGCACGCTGTGCCGGTGCTGGGTTGCTCGACGGATGGGGCACGCTGTATTTCTTCGGATTGCTAAATCATGATGGCACGCTCACCGAGGACGGGTTGCTCATTGGGACCGGCACGCTGCTGCTCCTTGGATTGCTGCTGATAAGCGGCACGCTGCATGCTAGCGGGTTGCTCGATTGAGTTGGCACGCTTGACCACGTTGGTGTGCTTCCGTCGTATGGCACGCTGCTCATGGATGGATTACTTGCCGTCGATGGCACGCTTCCACGTCCGGGGTTACTCGGCACATGTGGCACGCTGTAGCTAGGCGGATTACTCACTCTCTTTGACACGCTGACAGTTGACGGGTTGCTGATAGCCATTGGCACGCTACCGCTTTGTGGATTGCTCCTGCCTAATGGCACGCTTCGCTTGGTCGGATCACTCAGCAAGGCTGGCACGCTTCCGTGAGATGGGTTGCTCGGTCTTTGCGGCACGCTCATCATTTGTGGATTTCTGCCGAGAAACGGCACGCTGCAGAGGTCTGGATTACTCATGTCGAATGGCACGCTGCTGTGCTTCGGGTTCCTTCGCTACGGAGGCACGCTAGACAACCAAGGTTTGCTCTCACTCATTGGCACGCTGTTGTTATACGGGATGCTAAGTCAATGTGGCTCGCTGTGCGGTGCTGGATTGCTTGAGCTTGAAGGCGCGCTAAGGCTACCGGGGTTACTTTCTGTGGACGGCACGCTGTCGTCACCGGGTTTGCTTATGAGGGATGGCGCGCTGTAGAAGCGGGGGTTGCTCTTCGAGGATGGCACGCTTCGTGAACGTGGATTACTAACGGTCAAGGGCACGCTGTCCTGCCTAGGATTACTTGATAACTGCGGCACGCTCCTTCTACTGGGTTGCTCTCTTCGCGTGGCACGCTGTCGTGTTTCGGGTTGCTGTTTCATAATGGCGCGCTTGTCGTTGATGGGTTGCTATGGGAAGATGGCGCGCTTCTGGTTCAGGGATTACTGAGTTCATGCGGCGTGTGGACGATTCCCGAGCTTCTCTTCTGCATAAGGCAGGGTGATCGTGAGGCCCTCAAGCGTGCGCCACTGCACCCATAACTCCTGCAGGAACTGCTTCACCATGTAACGGGTGCTCGCAGTGTGGATGCGTCCCGGCGTCCAGTACGTCTTGAGATCAACCTCGCCCTTCTTGTGCAGCTTCTTCCACTCGTTGACGGTGATCTTGATGCGCGAAGGGTCACTCAGGATCCGGTTCTTGTATCCGTCATAAACATTGCGCCACTCGGAGCCCGAGCGCAGGAACGATGGCCCGAGAACGCCCATGAGCTTGGTCTTCAAAAACGGATTGTACGTAACACCAAGCCGGGTCTTGGTTTCACCGTTCTTGTCGAGGTACTCACGCTCCACGAGGTGCTCTTCCCGCCGCGACCGACCACTTCCGTTAGCCACATCCAGCCCGCCGTATTTCCAGAAGCTGCTGACGTGCCTTGCACGCTTTGGATCGAGATATGCGACGAGGACGCCAGCCATGGCTGGACCGATGCCGGTGACATTGACCAGATAATCCCGATAGATCGGGATCTCCTCCAGCGTGCCGGTGAGATCGCGGAACTGCTTGGCTTCCTGCCGCTCCAGCGCGATATACGAATCAACCAGCGCGAACTCGGCGGCGCTGCTGATAAGCGGACTTCCGGTCAGGTCCAGCTTCTTCATCGCCACCTTGCCCTTCTCGGATGTGATGCCATCCGTGAGGCGGCGGTATTCCGCCTTGATCAGCTTGATCGCTGACTCCTTCTTCTTCTCGGCTTCCTCGGCGTCGTCTTCGTCCTCGGTGTCAGCACCCTGCGCCTTGAGCTTGGCGCGGAAGTTGGCGCAAAGGCGCAACCCCGATTGCATCCGCAGTTGCTGGAGGTCGTAGGCTCCGCGCACCATGGCGCGCAGCACCAGAACGATATCATTGTCCATCTGTCAGACTCCTTCTCGGGTTAGAAAGCTGGGCTCCCATCCGCATTGCGGGTGATCGCGACATTCGCCCACATCGCCACCTCGCGCAGCTTGCGCAGGAGATAAGTCTTGTCCGGTCCTTCCGGCACGATGGCTTCAAGAAGCTGGGCGTAGACCGTGGTGGCGAAGCGCACCTGCGTCATCGCATCCTGCTGATCGTTGGTCGGCTTGAGATACTCGAACGTCTCTTTGTGCAGCGGCATCACGCATGCTCCCGCTTGAGTTTCTCCAGCAGCAACATCCTCGCCCACGACGAGAGTTGAAGGCCTTTTTTGTCGGCATCGACCTCGAACATCTCGCGTTCGTCCTCGGTCAGGCGCACCACCATGATGGAGGTGCGCAGGGCCGGTTTCATTTTTCGGGGTTTTTTGCTCATGGCATTTCCTCGCGGCTGGACAAGCTAACCGGATTGTATTACGAATGTCAACACATCGGGTAGCCACATGACATATGAAGCGCAGAACGCGGCACGGGTCAGGGAACTCGAAGTGGAGTTGGCCAAAGCCTGTGAGGGTGCGGGGCTCATTCTCCACGCCCTGAACTGCGCCATCCAGCTTACGGATGCTCTTATCTCGTATATGCCGGATGGGAGCCCGCTCCATCCCAACGTGGCGACCTGCAAGGGTGCACTGGACGAGGCGATGCGAGCGATCAACAGCACACTCAGGAACCCGGTGTCATGACCGATGCAATTCCCAGCCCCTCGCCGGAGCAGGAGATAAAGCACCTTGCCGATCAATGTGCGACCTTGCTGCGGGAGAACGAGCGGCTGACCAAGGAGAACATCGACAGGCTGCTGCAGAAGGGCAAGCTGGAGGACGAGATCCAGCGGCTGCGATCCTCACCCACCGTCGCGGAAACCGATGCCCTGATCGCGCGGCTACGTCTTGGTGTCACCAAGGGCCATGAGCCTTCGGACGAGGATGCTATCGAGGCCGCCGAGGCGCTGCATCGTTTAGCCCGCAACCAGATGAGCACCGATTACGCCAATCTGGCGCGGGTCACTGCGCTGCAAACCCAAGAAGCCGATGCCGCTATGCGGGAAGCCAATCACCAGCAGCAGCGCGCAGAGGCGCTGGACTACAAGTGCACCCAGTTCACCGAGGCGCTGCTCAAGGGCATGACCTTGGTGGACGAGCTTCTCCGGGAGAACGGGAGGCTGTGTGCCGCGTCAGGCGACCCGCCCAGCGTCAGGCTATTCGCCGCCAAGGCCGCTTGGGACGTGGCCATGCATAGACTTCTGGGAGATGTGGGGGATGATGCAACCGAATCCGAAACTACCCTGAGTCTGACAACCACCACAGAAGGAGAGAAGCGCGATGAATAGTAACCTGCAGTTCCCCCGGACGGTGCGTGCCTGCAAGGCCCACGACCTCGGTCAATGGGCAGTGGCGGACGCGCTGCTCAAGGAGGTCAGCGAGAAAGACCTCGCTGCCGCCGTGATCGAGTTGGCCGAGAACGGCATCGAGCACACCGCCCGCTACCTCAACATGCTGCGGCAGACAGCGGAGGTCTTCCCGCCCAGCCGCAGGCACGAGGGGTTAACTCTTCGCGCCCACATCGCTGCCGGTAACCCCGACAGCTTGGACGTGATCGCCCGCGCCGCCCGCAAGGCGGGCAGGACCGTCTCGCTGGAGTTCGTGGAGAACGTCCTGCGCCAGATGCGGGCGCTAGCCAAGGAGGCCGCCCGTGATGAACGCAAGCGGGCAGCCGAGGAAGAAAGAGAGGCAGAGAAGGAGGAACGAGAGGCACAGACACTCGCAGAGCGCGCAGCGGCCAAGGCCAAGCGGGAGAAGGCCCGAGCCAAGCGCAAGGCCGTGAAGTCTCCCAAGCGCAAAGACCTGCCCGCCCCCAACGAGGAGGATGTCAATCCGCTCGAAACCCGCGCGCAGTTCATGAAGAACGCCAACGAGGCTCGCCGCCTCGCATCGCAAAGTCTCAAGCTGATCAAGCCTGTCCTGAGCGAGTATTCGCCCGCCGCCGTCGCGGGATTGACCGATGCCGCGCTGACGGTCGCGAATACGTGGCGGGAGACCGCCAACACGCTGGGGACCGCCGCCATCAAGGGCGGCAAGGGCCTGCTCTCAGTGGTGAACGAATAGGACAGACAGGAGGACTTGAATGTCCAAGATGTCCGAATACGCTGAGACCCTGTACGACATCCTGCCGTGTGACAGCTACGAGGAATGCCGCGACGGGATGTCCGTCGTGTGGCCCGGTATCACAGTGGAGATCGTCAACAACGTCGTCCACTGGGTCCGGTCCAACCCGGACGAGGCCGGGTACAACATCTCCTACATCAAGCGTGGAACGCCGGGTGCTGGCGAGAGCAACCGGCTCTACGTGATCAACAAGGACGATCCCACCTTCAGGTTCAGCGAGGAACAGAGGGAACACTTCGACAACGGCGTCCTGATGACGGTCAAGACCATGAACACCTTCGCCGTCAACCAAGTCGAGATGCTGATCGCTGGGCAGGTCCACGAGGCTGGGCGGGTTGCCCGCGAGGCCTTGGAAGACCTGCAGTACCAGTTCGAGGGCTTCGTGCGCAGCATGCGACGCGCACGACGCATCATCACCGAGAAGATGAACGGCACTTCCTGACACTTCCCGACACTTACTGACACTTCCCGACACGTCAAGAGCCCCCGAGCTTAACCGCTTGGGGGCTTTCCGATTAAGGTTAACTGGGGACGGTGGCCCGGATCGTGTTTTTCCAGCAGATCCTGCAGCATCCGCTTCACGGTGTGGCGCTCGGCCTTGAGCCGCTCGATCTCGCCGCGTTGCCAATCCTGACCAGCTTTGAGCCGCTCGACCTCGGTGGCGTGCTTCTCCACCAGTGCGAGATATTCAGCTTCGCGGCGCTCGGTACCGTCGATGATCTTCTGCTGGTCGTCATTGAGCTTGCGCAGCCGCTCGATCTCAGCCTGCAGCGCCGCCTTCGCCCCGCGCAACTCCCTGATCTCGGCCTCTGCCCACTCAGCCGGTCTCGGCATCACTTCCCCCACCCCTGCCAGAAGCGGCGCGTCACCACCGGGTTCTTGATGATCGCCACGGCTGCGGCGGTCGCCACCAACTCGACCGGCTTCGGAACCCAGATATGAGGAGTGGCTAGCTCGTACCACGGATCGTAGAGGACCGTCCTGCCCTCCGCCTTCAACTGCGCAATCGGCAACCAGTCGGAGTAGCGCCCCGTCACCGCCGCCAACCCCGGAAACAACTCCTCCCGTATCTGATCCAAGGAGATCGCCATGGACAAACCCCGCTGCCGCCTATGCGGCGAACGCCACAACTCTAACGAAGGTCATACATTTGCCAACCCCTTCAAGCCTACGAGCATCGCCGCCCCGGAACACGTTAGACGCGAGAAACCCAAGCCCCCAACCCGCATCGGAGCCCCCGCCCCATGGGTACCCTCACCTCAGGCCTCATCCTCACCGCCCTCTGCTTCTGCTTCCTCCTCGGCCTCGCGACCGGCATCTACTTCGCCGTCTTCCTCTCCGTCCGCTACAGCACCTCCCTGCCCCGAGTGCCAAGCCCTCCGCTCGCGGGTGGCCGACCTCGAACTCCGGGTCTTCCAACTGGACGCCCGCCTGACCAAGGCTGAAGCGGGCGTTACCGTTACGAAGAAACGGCCCCGTAACGCCGTTACGCCCGTTACGGAGAAGCCAGATCCCGTAACGGCAGCGGAACGAATGAGGGCCTACCGCACCCGGAAACGGAAAAATCCCGGCTAGATTTTTTTGTCTAACGAGATCAATAGGATAGGCCATGTCGACCAAATATGGCGGGGTTTTTGGGGGGAGGGCCTTCCTATAATTATAATTTCCGCGCCGGGGGGGGCCGGGGGGCCTCGCCCTGCCCTGCCTGCGCCTGCGCTGTGGGGCTGCGCGGGGCGGAGGTGGTGTCCGCCACGCCCTACTGATATCACTCACGAAATAGGCGTATCGCTATCCGTGCCCATACTCGTGCCCATGTTGCGTACCGCCTTCCGGCGCGTCCGGGACGGGATAGGCGCAGTGTCCGGTATGCTCGATGTGTCTGGAGTTGCTGGGGTATCCGGCGTCACGTCCACGATGCCCGCCTCGCGCTTGGCCAGCATCGCTTGGATGGCCTCGATGCCCTGCTCCAGTTGCTCGTCAGTCATGGCCTTGACCCCTCCCGTGTGCGTCACCTCAAGCTCGCGCGGGACCAGAAGCACAAGCAACTTCAGGAAGATGGCGGGCGACTGACGCATGACCTTGTCTATCGCTGCCTTACCGCCCTCCCGGAACGCGGCGTGCATGGCCCGGATGGTGTCAGCGTTCAACTCCCGGCGTGCACGCGATGCACCGCCGGGGTTGCCAGAAGCCCCCGGCAGGAACGTCCCCTTCGTGCTCCGTGCCGCTGCCGTGCTGGCGGCGTTGCGCTGTGCGGTGAGCTTGGCGTTGCTGGTGACGAGTGCTGTCTGCCGATTGGACATCGCTTGCTGGCCTCATGCTGGGGCTAGAGACAGCCCTGCATTGACCTGACTGTCTGGCCGCCGCGACCCTAGCACTCCGAGGGTGACTTGGCCTAGCCGCTGTCCGCTGGGTCCGGGCTCGTGGCCCTAGCAAGGGCCTGCAAGGCAGCCCGCTCGGCCTCTGGTGTCACCGGCACTCGCCGCACTGGGGACGCCGCACCATAGGTGCCGCCGCGCAGCCCTCTGGGCTCCTTGAGACCGGGCCTCGCATCCTCTGCCTGTCGGTACGCTCGCACCATAGGAATACAATCCTAGTCCGGTAGGTAGATCGTGCCCCAAGCAAGACCTCCCTTGGGGCAACCCAGCCTCTCGGCCCGTGGCCGTCTCACCGCTTGGCCCGACCACCGACCCCAACCGGCAGGCCCCCTTGCGGTGCCCACCGGGGAGTATGCTGCCGCGAGGGATTCCGCGCCTTGTCGCCGCGTCGGTCAAGACAGTGCTCCTGTCCTATCACAGGTTTATTGGGGAGCTTTGGTAACTGTTACCATTGGTAACTAAACACGAAACATGGTTGCCTCTGGTAACCAACGCAAGATGTGCCTGCGGCAGTAGGACAAGTAGCGTGTCGTGTCACGCGACTAATGGAAAACACGCTCCAATGTTCCATAATACGCGCACCAGAGTACCACAGCGGATGCCTCTGGGAGCCCCTAGGGAGCCCGCTGGTGCGTTCCCGTGGCGACCATGTCAGGGTAGCACCCCTCCCGGATAATCGCATCAGTGACGATTTCATCTGTGAGTTGTGTAGCACAACCCGCACACATTTGTTCACGCTCTGATCCACACTCTATATACGTCCGTAAACAGAGCGTATGACAAAGTACGTGACAGACCGGCATCACTCGTGCTATACGGGATACCTCCCCTCGTGGTGAGGGGCCAAGGAGTCTGACCAATGTTCACCTCTCCCAAGCTCTACGCCAAGGCCATGCTGAACGCCTTCGACACCCACGAGCTAGCCCTCGTGAACCTCTACGAGGCGGCCAAGGCGCATCCCTCTATCCCCAACCGCTTCTGGTTCGATTGCGCCGAGGAGCTTCGCCGTATGGAGCGCACCAAGCGCACCCCCAAGGCGGTGACCGCAGGCAGCATGCAGGGCTGATGTGACCCTTCGCAGCAGGCCCTGCGGGGCCTGTCACGAAGTGCCATCCCGGCCTTCACAACAGGATGTCTGACACCATGACCAATAGCTGGACGAAGCAAGGCAATAGCTGGGCAGTGCAGTGCCCGACCCAACAGGCCCCCGGCGCGGTCGTCACCGTGTCCAACCGGGCAGGTGAGCAGAAGACCGTCACACTGGGCGCGCTGCTCGCCAGCACCCGCTGGGGCTTCGTGTACGCGGTGGCGCAGGCAGCCCCGCGTGAGACCGCGCAGGTGGGCAAGGTCGATGGCATCCTCGCCCTGTTCGACCGCGTCAAGGCCAAGCGCATGAAGACCCCCGCCCTCGTCGTGGGCGTGCCGGTGACCGACCGCGACGCCTTCATCCGCCAGCACCCGCTGCTGACGCTCTCGCAGAACGTCAAGACCGGCGAGTCCTACTTCCTCGCCAAGGTCTATGTCGCGACCGCGCGCGCCAAGGTACCGGGCAGCATCACAGTGGTGAGTGCCGACAGCCGCGACCCCTACGATGACCGCTCAGTGTGGTTCGGTCGCCTGCTCACCGATGGCACGTTCCAGCCATCCCGGAAGGCACCTGATGCGCTCGCCGCACGCCTTGCTGCCTTCGCAGCCGAGCCCGGACGCATCGCTGGTGAGGCGGGCCGCCTCGTGGGGCGGTGCTGCTTCTGCAACATTGCTCTGTCGCAGGGCAAGTCCACTGCGGTGGGGTATGGCGAGACGTGCGCCGCCAATTGGGGCCTGCCGTGGGGCAAGGATACCGAGGCCTTCGTGGCCGAGGCCATGCCCGCCCAGCCTGTCCGCAAGATCGATCTGGACGACAACCCGCAGGACTACGCCCCGGATTACGAGGGCGACATCTACGCTGGCACCCTGCGCCGCGCCTGACCCATGCTGGGGCGGGTGACAGCTTGACACCCTGTCACCCTGTCCCGTATAAGAGCCGTTCCAACCCATCGAGGAGTCTGACCGATGCTTACCAAGTCACAGATCGAAGCTGCCAACGTCGCGACCCTGTTTCGTGCCCGCAATTGTCTGGTCTGGTGCGTGACCTCCGAGGAGGCCCGCGTTGAGGTCAACCTCGCCGAGGCAGCCGCTGCCGCGAAGTTCAAGACCATGTTCTGGGATGTGGCTGGAGGCCCGACCGACATGGCGGGCAACCGCCTCACCATCGAAGACCCGGCGGCAGCGTTCGCCCCCGACCCGGCGGCAGCCAACGGCAAAGACCCCGGCGCAATCCTCGCCCACATCGCGAAGCAGGCGCGCTCAGGGACCGAGCCGTGCGTGTGGGTGCTGCGGGACATGCCGACGTGGCTGGTAGGCCCGCCCATGGCCGCCACGCTGCGCGCCCTTCGCAACCTCGCCAAGAGCCTGCCGGCGGCCAAGTGCCCGCAGGCCATCGTCGTGCTCACCCCCAGCGCAGAGGTGCCCCCCGAGTTGAGCGGTCATGCGGTGGTCGTGCGTTGGCCCATGCCCGACCGCACCGAGCTTGCTGGCATGCTCGACAGGATGGCGGCGACCTACAAGCTTGACCTCAACGGCAGCCGCGATGCGTCCATCGATGCAGCGGTGGGCCTGAGCGGCGAAGAGGCGGAGTCTTGCTTCGCCCGGTCGCTGGTCGCGCTCAAGCGCATCGACCCTGTCCGCATCGCGCAGGAGAAGAAGACCATCATCGCGAAGGCAGGCCTGCTGGAGTGGATGACGCCGCTCCCCAACGGGTTCGACGGTGTCGGCGGGCTCGATGTCATCAAGACGTGGACCCTGCAGCGCAAGCTCGCCTACAGCACCGCTGCGGTGGCGTATGGCCTGCCGACCCCCAAGGGCATCTTCCTCGTGGGTGTGTCGGGCTGTGGCAAGAGCCTCATCGCCAAGGCCATCGCCACTGTGCTGGGCGGATGGCCGCTCGTGCGTTGGGACTTCGGTGCCATGAAGAGCAAGTTCATGGGCGAGAGCGAGGGCAACTTCAGGAAGGTCCAAGAGATACTCGCCGCCATGGGCCGCGTCGTCGTGCTCATCGATGAGATTGAGAAGGGCCTGTCTGGTGCCGTCAATGGCGGTGCCGATGGTGGCGTTGCTGCCGACCAGCTTGGGTCGTTCCTGACGTGGATGCAGGAGAGGCAGGATCAGGTGTTCGTCATCGCGACCTCGAACGATGTCACCAAGCTGCCGCCCGAGCTACTGCGCAAGGGCAGGTTCGATGAGTTGTTCTGGGTGGACCTCCCGACCCACCGCGAGCGCATGTCAGTCCTTGAGGCTGCCCTGCGGCAGGCTGGACGCGGCAAGGTGTCGGTCGATTGCGGCGCAGTGGCTGACGCCACCGACAAGTTCAGCGGCGCGGAGATCGCCGCCCTCGTGCCCGATGCCCTGTTCGCAGCGTTCGCCGATGGCGAGCGTGAGCTTGCGACCTCCGACCTGATCGCAGCGGCGCGTGCGATCACACCCCTTGCTGAGACCAGCAAGGAGACCATCGACCGCATGCGGGCATGGGCCAAGGGCCGCACCCGCCCCGCCACCACCCCCGATGCAGTGGCCGAGAAGGCCGTCAGCACCGGACGCAACCTAGACCTCTGACACGTTGACAGCACCCTGTCATTCTGGCAGGGTGCTCCCCTCGAACCCACAAGGAGTCTGCCATGCAACTTTCCACTCTTCGCCCCGGCCTGCTGGTGTCGCTCAAGACATCGCTCAAGGGCAACGTCAGGTATTCCACCCTCACCCTTGAGGGCGACCACATCACCGACGACGGCGCGCGCCGCGCACGCTGGGAGACCGAGCGCACCGTCATGGACCCGGCGGAGCACGAGGCCGGGATCAAAGCCCGCTCCCTCGCCCGGTCCCGCATCCAGTGCGTCTGCGCGAACAGTGCCTTTGGCCTGCTGTGCCCCGAGGCAAGCGCCGACAAGCTTGAGGCAGCCGTGGCCGAGGCGCGCGCCATCGTGGACGCCTTCAACCGCACCGCCACGCTCACCCGCCTCTCGTTTAATTTGATCGCGGGCAAGATCGCGCCCGACGATGTCGAGGCCATCCGCGCCATCAACTCCGAGATGTCAGACCTGCTGGCCAGCATGGCCGAGGGCCTGTCCAACCTCGACGTGGCCAAGGTGCGTGACGCTGCCAACAAGGCCAAGAGCGTGGGTGCGATGCTCACCCCTGCGGCGCAGGAGGCAGTGCAGGCAGCCATCGACGTGGCGCGCAAGACCGCCAGACAGATCGTGACGGCAGCCGAGGAGGGCACTGCCGAGATCGACCGCGCCGCTATCCGTAAGGTGCTCGACGCGCGCACCGGGTTCTTGGACGTGGACCTCGACGCCGAGGCACCGGCTGCCGACCCTATCCCGGAGCTAACGCCAGCGCAGGAGGAGGAGATCAGGCAGCGTGACGACGACGCCGCCTACGCCTCGTGGCTGGACGGCGAGCAAACCGAGGAGCCCGAGGCTGTCATCGCCCCGGTCGCCACCCCCGTCCGCACCATCGACTTGGAGGATTGAGCCATGGCCTGCGAGACCCGCCTCAAGCCCCGCCAGACCATCCAGCAACGTGCGACCGAGGTGCGCGAGGCAATGGTGCGCCTCGCCGCCGCCCTCGCAGCGGGCCGCGTCAAGGTCGCCATTGGCCCCACTGGTGCGCCCGTGTTCACCGGGTGGGACGAGGCCAGCCGCGATGGCATCACCGACCTCTGCGCCTACCGCCGCATCATGGCGAGCGGCAGCGTCACCCTCATCGAGGCCATCAAGCGGGCCGAGATGATGTCGGGCCGCCCGGTCAACCGCGCAGCGGTCGCTGCAGGGCACCACAGCCACGACGGCGGGGTGACGTGGCACACCCACAAGGGGTGACGATTGCAGCCACAGGCGGGCTCCGCTGCCCGCCTGTACCGGCAACCGCCGACCACCGACCACCAGCAACAGGAGTCTGAGATGCAGACCGCCAAGATCAAGCCGCAGGGCATCTACGCCATGGAGCGCAACGGCAAGCTCGTGCGCTTCTACGTGGCCGCCATCGTCACCACCAAGGAGGCACGCAAGACCATCAATGAGATTGAGGGCTATGTGCTGGAAGACAAGACGCCCGAGGGACAACGGGGCCTCATGATCAAGAAAGACCCGGCAGACCTC